TTAGTTACTCTCCAGTTATTTAATATATTATCTGGTCTTTCCCACTTACCACTTTCATCGTGTACTAACAAGGCTAATTTTTCACCGTCATAACTATTATCTCCTGTGTTTTTCCAGTCTATAGTTGTATCTAAACCTTGTATATCTTCTAACTGCTCGTTAGTTGTTATTTTTTTTCTAGTAAATTTACTAGCTGGTACTCTATATGCAAGCTCTGATTTTGGCCTGTCCATACCATCTTGTATAGGTTTAAAGAAGAAAGGATAATTAATACTAATTGGTACAACTTTATCTGTAAACATTTTTTTAGCATCTGCACCTGTTTTAGAAAGTATACCATATCTACTATCACTTGATATTGTAGCTAAATTAACTGTTTCTGCAGATGACATGAACGAAAACCCTGATCTTCTGTTTTTTAAGTAACACATGCCATAACATCTTTTATCTGCCTTACAAGCTTCCCAGAATATATAAAACAATCTGTTTGCCTCTCTATAATCTGGAGCGCCAACATCAATTTTACTCCATTGTAAGTACATGTAGTGCGCGCCTGTTATATAAGTTGGTTTATTATTATTCTTAAACCAAAAACCTTCATCTCTATATTTAAACTCTTTATCTATATAATCAAACCACTGTTCTTTTTGTTCTTCAGGATATGACCTCCAATCAAATATATTTTTTAATCTACTTAACTCTTTTGGGTATTCTATTTTTTGCCACTTATTTTTTTCATTGGTGTACACTTGCATTGGTTCCAACGGCAAAGCAATTCGCAGCCCTTGTATTTCAATGATCTCACCAATTTTACCAGTTTTTGATATAACAACGATATCGTTTTCTTTATTGTATCCATATTTCCATTTTTTTGATTTGTTAAGCCGACTAATAGTCGTGCGCTTAATAGGTTCTATTATTTTAACTAAACTTTGCTCGTACATTACTTAGATCTTCCTTCTGCAAATCCTTTAAATACTTTTGCTTTTTTATCCTCAGGCGTTTTGCCTTCAAGCAAGTTTTCTTCTTCTTGGATTCTGTTAAGTATTTCAAACGCATCAAATATAGCTAGCTTTTTAGTGGCTGCTGCATTTTTAAGTCTATCAGTTGAAACATCATCTTCAGTATTAGTTATAATTTTTTCTTCTGCAACTTTAATTAACTCATTGACTGCTTTACGACCAGCTTGGATTATACTCTTCTTCGTTTCCTTGATATTCATATTTAATTGTAATAAAATTTGATAAAACTCTATATAGTCTTTCGCCATCAACTATAAACTCATACTCACTGTTTGGTTTAAAACCAATTAGATCGTTTACTTTTACTGTGCCATCAGAATACTTAACTATACCTTGTAGTGGTTTTTCAGATTCAATATTAAATTGATCTATTGCTTTCAAAGGTTTTACAAAACAGTAGCCTTTTGGAGCTACCCACTTATTTTTTCTTTTATATAAAAAAAACTGATCTTTACTTATAAAGTAAGTTTTTTCGTTAAAATAAGCTTTACTATTTTTTTCAATACCTTTAATGTTGTGCCATCTACGAAATACATTGTGATGCACTAAAACTACATCACCAGGCTTTATATCTGTATTACCAATAATAGGTGTTGATATAACTACAGCTTCTCTATTTACGTATTGATGATTAAATATTTCAGTGTTAAGTATCAACTCTGAATCACCAACTCTTTTAGTGTTGTTATATCTATCTCCTTTTGGCGTTACAACAAAGTTGTGAACGCTTTTCATTAGTATTCTAAATTATACTCTACAGATACTGCCATGTTTTTATTAAAGTCTTTCCAAAGTAACACGTCTTTTTTCTTTTTAATATAAATAGAATATTTATCTTCTTCTTCTATTATATTGCAAATAGTATGTCCACCGTAAACTTCTTGACCAACAGCGTAGTGCATAGCGTCATTTTTGTAGTCTTTACCTACACTAATTTTTCTTATCAGCTTCGCCATTTTCTGGGTAATTTATTGTTCCGTTTACTATATTTACATCAAAAGTACCATAGTCTTTTTCAAGTTGTTTTTGTAAAACTACTAATTCTTCTCTAAGACCAGATATACCGTGTAACATCTCGTGTTTTTTAAGCTCCATTGTACCTATTTCTAGTTGAGCTCTATTCATACCGTTTACAGTATCTTGTATTTTTTTTAACTGCTCGTCAGTTATTTTTTCAGGTTTAAGGTCTATTACCTTTTCTTTTTTTGCCATTTTATTTAATTTAAGTTAATTTTTTTCTAGTTAAAGCACTCGCAAGATAATATTAGTTGTATTGGACTAACATTATATAATACATCATCATCTTCTATTGCATCAACATTTGCTTTGGTTAAAGTTATCTGCGTTGCAGAATCAACTGTTTTAATAGTACCAAGCACTGCATCGTCTACAGCGTGTATAACATCTCCAGGTGCAAATACAAGAGTTGCATCTTTAGTGTCTAAAGTTATTACTGTTTGTGTTCCAGCTGCAAAGTTATCTTCGTTTACTTGAACTGTAGTTCTAAAATCTAAAGCACCTTTAGCTACAGCTGCTACAAATAAATCACCATTAACCGGTATATCTAAACCTGATTTAGTAGCTATGTTTAAGTATATTAAATCACCATCATTAAAATCACCAGCTGCAATTTCTACAATTCCACAAAGATTATTAAACCATCCTGGAGTATCTACTGCTGCACCTGTAGTTCCTAATGTAGTTGGCGTCGTATCAACACTAACATTAACACCATCGCTTAAAGTTGGTATGTGACTTGTTGCAAACAAAAGATCAATACCGACCATTGTTTGATCAGCACCGTTTGTTCCTCTAACTATACACTGAAGACCACTAATTGATGAAGCTCTTTTAATATCTACTTTATGCCAATCAAAAAGTATTTCTGTATCAGCATAAGCCGCTGCTTGAATACTAGCAGGCATAACCGGACTTACTTTTTTATATATTTTACTCATTATTTTTTTACTTTTTCTAGTGATCTACCGCCAAAATAAGCACCGATCACGGTTATTAATACTAATTGCAATAAGTCTGTCCACTTGTCTTCTACTTTAAAGTTTATAACTCCAGCGTCAATAAATATTAACAAAACTGTTGTTACAACTAAAAACACTAAAACTAGTGGTCTTATATTTTTACTTAGCCATGAGTCTGAGTTCATGTCTAGTTTCCATCTTTCGGTTACTTGTTTTTGCATTTCAGCTTCGTAACCCATTATCATATCTTTTATTTGCTTTTCAGCTTCTAATTTTTCTTCTTTAGACGTATGTAGATCATCTATAACTCCACCTACGCTTTTTACTAGGTCTGCGGCACCGCCGCTAAATAATTTATTTAACATATTTTTGTTTTAATAACCGCCACCACCTCCACCAGTTCCACCGCTACTACCAGAAGCTTGCGGTATATTAACTATTGTGTTTGCTTGATCTGCGGTTGGTTGTATAATTCCAAGAGCTTCAAGAGCTTGAGTTATAGTAGCATGGTTAGTACCACTCATATATCCTATTTGCCCTTGATAAGAGTGTGTATGGTAACCTACTATATTATAATTCTGGCCCCAAGCTAAAGCTTGATCTATTGTTGTAAATAAAGGTATACCGTCTATAACTGTTAATACGCTCATACTGTTCCGTGATGATTACCGTTATTAGCTTCTCTTTCCCAAGGAAAACCCTCGCTACCTGCTTCTTTCCATTTACCGTCTACTTCAATCATATCTTTACCGTTTATATCTTTTCTTGGAAAAATTTCTCCATTGTATATAACGCTGTTATCATCATAAGCTAGTTTACCAAGTCTCATATCTGTAGAGTGACGCATTTCATGATTTATCACTTGTCTTTCTTCGTGACTACCAGGCTCTATTTTATCACTAATAAATATAGTACCATCCATATTAGCCTCTCCTAGTATACCTTCAGCTAAAGGTTTTCTTATAACAGGTGTACCGGGTACAGAAGAATCATCACCAGCTTCTTGACCAAAACGCATTTTTGTTTTAATCTCGCCTCTAACCGCGTAATTACCTCTTTCTTTACCTAGTTTAAATCCCATTATCCTCTCAATTGTTTTAGTTTCTTTTTAAGTTTTTTTACTTGAGATATCATTTTGCCTTTTTTCATTGCCATTTCTTCCTCTGCAATATCACTTTCTAAAAACTCTATTCTATCTTCTAAGTCAATTATAACTTCTCGTTTACTACCTCCAGTAATTTCTGTTCCTTTTTCTTTTTCTTCTGGAGACAGACCAACTGTTCCGTCAACTTTCATTGGCGATACTCCTGCTATTTTTGCTATGGATGGTTTGTTACCAGATCGTAATGTAAATGCACTTTGCTTTTTCATTTCTTTTTCTTCTTTATATCCATGTGGAAATATTTTGGAGGGTATTCATCCATTTTTGCTTCAACGTCGTGGGCTATTTTATTTTCTTTTTCAAATTTTTCAGGATCCGCGAGATATGAATCACGATCAATATAAGGTTTTTTTGTAGCTCTAGGCCCTAAACCTTTTTTCTTAGTTAAATCAACTTTCATTGGTGAGTTACCAAATCCACTAAAACCTTTCATTTTAAATACCATATTATCTATCTTTATCTTTAATCATATCATCTATAGCTTTATTGTAAACTTTATCTGTATATGATTTATTCTTATAAAATACACTTCTCTCTGAAGTGGGTAAGTCTTCCTCACCTAATAGGATTCTGTAAATCCTACTTATCATTTGAGAACATTTCCAAGAGGTTTTAAATACAGAGTACATTATAGTTGTTCTGTTTCTATGTCTCCATACATCG